GTCAGTAATACCTCTGTCTCTACGGATTGCATCCAAGATTGGGTTTACAGAATCCAAGAACTGTTGTCTTACAACTGCGTCGTTTTGTTCGAAGAGCAATCTGATTGCCACTGCTGAAATAAGCTTACGAGCTTGTAACAACAATCTTCTAACGTTAATTCTATCAAGAGGACTTTCTCTCACCTGAAGTGTCTTATTACCCCAAATTACAGTACCAACATCGTTGAATGTAGCAATTGGGTTAATTCTACCTTGGTAAAGAGTGTCTCTATCAAGTTGGGTAAGTCTACGTCTTGCTCTTACTGAGTTAACAATACCTCTTGTGTAACCCGCAGTTGCAAACCATGGGAAAGCGATATTATCTGTAAGTGCTAAGTTACGACAAACTTCTGCAGTTGCTGGAATATAGATTTGAGTGTTATATACACTGTCGCGAGTTAATACCCATGGGTAGTAAGTAACAGTGTAGTTTGAATCAAATCCTGTGTCAGCAAGTGTGTCAACCGCATCTTGTGGATAAATGAAATTATCCATTGAGTTTGAAGGTTGTAACAAATCAAAGTCAGGAGTTGTTGTAACATAGATTGAGTCAGCTCTATCAATTTCAACCATATCAATTGCCGCTCTCACAAGTGCCTCGTTATTAACGTAGTCAATACCAGGTGTTGCAAGGACATTTATGTTAATGATTGCCGGATTGTTAAGAGTTTCAAAACCAATCTTATATGCGTAGTAGTCAGTATTAGCGTAATCAGATGTATTATCTTCTACAGTAATTTGTCTAAACGCTCCCCAACCAGTTGCACTTGGGTAAGGTTGGCAACCCGCTTGTGCTCCAAACAAGTAACCTGATTTACCAAGAACGAAGTTGTCTCCGTTTGTTCTTCTTTCACGATAAATGTCCCATCCGTCAAAACCACCAGCTGGAAGAAGTGTAAACTTACGTGAATAAGTTCTGTAGTAAGGGTCATTTGAATCTGATGGGTCATTTTGGAATGAAGTTACACCTGTTTCAAATGCTGTCTGACCTGAGTTAACATAAAAAGATGAAATAGCAACTACAGAAGCTCCGCTATCCATGTGGAAACCTTTTGTTTGCTTATTCCAAGAAGTATAAACTTGCTCAGTACAAGTGTAAGCGGTTGGGTTTTGTTTACCCTTGTATTCAAAGAAGTTTGAATCCCATCCAACTGAAGTACTGAAACCTAAGTATGTTCTTCTAACATTATCTCCAGAACTAATAACAGTATTATCATTTCCTGTTGGTAAACCAAAAGGAGGATTACTTACTACTTCACCAGGGTAAGCGTACTTTGTTTTATAGATTGGGAACACCTCAACAGTTGTAGGATTAGTAGAAGAATCGTAAGTTCTAACAGTGTATCCTTCAAATCCACAAGGAATAGCGTCTGATGGAGCGTCTTCATTAACTTCCAACATTATGTATTTTGAGTTAATTGCGTATTCACCATCAGCAGTACCCACTTTCTTTGCAACGTAGTTATTTTGAGATGGGTCCATTGTACAGTTGGTGTATTTTTCAATTACAACTGGATTTGCATCGGTATCATAATAATCTCTAACCAAAAGGTCAAAAGTTAAACCATCAAAAGTCATGTTAGCGATTGAAACTTTAACGTCAGTATTAGAAGAGTTACCGTCAGATATTGTAATATATCTAAATAATTGGTAAACTGTATTACCACGAAGTTCAGATACAACCCAAGGAGAAACCGCAGTTTGATATCTTTCTAAATAGTTACCTAATGAAAGTGCATTACCAGGGGCTGAAGAAGCCGCTCTAACGTTTTCAATAAAGTTAGCGTTAATACCTCTTATAGCACCTTGACTATATGCGTAGTTTAACATTGTTGGGAAATACTCCTCAACAAACAATGGAACATCAACTCTATTTTTTTGGAAGTTACCAGTACCAAATACTTTACCTATAAAATTAGTTTTTGTGTCATCTAATGACGCCCCAAAACTAAATGGATTACCATCAACATCAGTACCTGTTACACCAAATTCCGCAAAAGGATTTGTTTGTACATCAACGTAAGCACCAGTTGTAACTAAAGTTGCGGCGGTTGTCTGATAGCTAGGTCCATGTTGAGTTGAAGTGTATTCACTAATACCTCTTGAACGTAAAGTTGCAAGAACTGTATTATTATATGCAGAATACGAACCCATAGCACCTGTGAACGTAAATACCCCACCTTCCATTTGTCCAGTACCTACACCACTTGTAACAGACAAAGAGGTAAGTTTTAAATAGAAAGAATAACCATTGTAATTCAAAGTAGTTAAAGGGTCCACCGCATCAAAAGCAGCATAGAACCACGGGTCATTTTCAGTATCTGTTAAAGTTGTTGAACTAAATACTGTCGAGGGAATACCAAAAGCATTTGTTGTTGTACCCGACGCGCTTGTATAGGTACCCAAAGGACCCCAAATTACTGCATCTGCCAATGGAGTACCACTAATTGTTGTCTCATTCAATAAGAAAGTATTAATATCAGCAGTATAAGTAGAAGTACTACCATCAAACTTTCTATAAGTTTTATTTAAATCCTGATAAAAAGTTAAACCTGTAACACCTGATAATTCGAGTGTAACTACACCTGTATTAGTATTTGCAGTAAAAGGAATACTTGTTATACTATTTTCAGTATTACTAGAAATTGTTACTGTTGACGGGTCAAGATTTGCAATTGCTGTTATTGTCCAAGACGGACCAGCATCGTAACCAGAAAGACCCAAAATTCTAGAAACGAATAATTGATTTGATTGTTGTAAGTAAGCCTTAGCAATATATGCGGCCTCATACTTTGGAATTTGTGTGTTCACAAATTTTTCAGGTGACGTTGTACCGAAGTATGCCTGAAACTCGTCATAGTTAGTCACAAAAATTGGTTCAAAAGCAGGACCTTTGAGGGTTTCACCCACAATACCCAGCGTTGTTACACCGACACTTTGTGCAACGAATGAAAGTTCAGTTTCGGTAGTATAGACACCGGGAGAAACGAAAACTTTTGTTGCCATTATTTTTTTGTTTTTTTAAAGATTTATTTTTCAATAAATACTATACAAAAAACCAAAAGTTTTTAATTTATAAATCTATTTATTTAAAAGTAAGAATAAATTCTTCCTTTTTTCTACTTTGAAGATTAAGAACCTTAAAATATCAGAAGAGTCACATACAGTACTAAAAAAATACTGTATGAAACGAGGATTAAAGATACATAAATTTTTGGAAAATTTAATTATTGAAAATTGTTCCGAAAAGAAAGATTTGTACGGAGAACTATAAAGTTAATTCTACCGCAAGTTGAATTTTAGCCGGTATTGTATTATCGGTTTTAGATACTGTAATTGATAAAGTATCGTCACTGTTTAAACGAATTACACCATCAACATTGTCAAAAATATTACTACCATAAAAAAGTCCATTTATTGTTACATTGTAACTATCTATATTATCTAATCCTACTGACTTTAAATTGGCCGAGTATTTAAATTCTTGTGTAAAATTATTTTCACCAAATGGAAAATCCAAAACTAAATCAAAATTTGTTGTGTTGTCAAGAGCCCTTCTATTCTTTTTGATTTTTGCTGATTTTTGATTAGTCTCAAGTAAAGTAAAAGTTCTACTCACACCTGGACTAACTTGGAATTCGTTTTCATCCATCAAAAATCCCATCATTGTAAAGTTGTAACTTTGAATATAGTATTTTCTTTTTTCAATTTCAGTTACGGACTCGTCTTGTAAATCATCCATTATAATTGGAATATAGTGACCCTTAATAACTGTATAAGCTTGTCTTGATGAGAATTTTTCAACAACAACTTTATTGAATGCATTTAATTCGCGCATTCTGTTGCAAATAATTTTTATTGAAAATTTTATATCTACAGGTACAGGTTGCGGTATTGTATATACATCCATACCTTTAACTCCGTTTTCCCAATTCGGTACCATTGCATAGAAAAATTGTTTTCTATTTGGTATTGTATATTGTAACGAAGGAAGTGAACCATATTTAACCTCGGGACTTCTTACTGTTGTAATCACAGGTACACTTACATTTTTATCCAAATCGTTAATATTCCAAGTCTGTGTAAACTGAGCCCAGTTTTGTGTTGTAATTAAAATGTCAACAACAGGAACAACTTTACCGTCTGTTACAACACGTAATTCATTTTTTACAAAATCTAAAAAACCCCTGTCCAAATCTTCGTGTAAAATAGATTTTGGTAAGAAAGTTCCGTATTGATTTATTTGGTCAAGCATTTCTTGTCTACGAGATGGACCGTAAAGTTGTGGAGTTAACCTTATATTCTTTTTTATTTTTTTTCCAAATCCCATTATAATCCTCTAAATTCATTTGAGTTTACAGGAACTGCAATTATTGTCCTGTAAAATGGTTTGTAACCACCATATGTGTGTTTGTTATCTGAGACGACACGACCATCATTTGCTACAGAGTAATATCTAACCCTCTTTTCAGTTTCATAATAACCAACATAATCTCCAAACTCAACCTCAATTCCAAGTTCATCAAGATGAGATTGGTAAACTGAAATTCTAATATTTCCAGGTTCCATTTGGTCAAGTTTGGAATTACCGAGAAATTTGTTTTCAGGGGCAGATACTTGGACAAAAGCTTTAAACTCTACAGGAGGATGGAACTTAATTGAATCCATCGTAGTTTCACCATAAATGTCATCTGTATTTGTTTTTGTCCTGTCAACTTTGTATAATACAAGAGTAAAGTTCATATCCCCTTCGAGCCATTCTCTACCCATTCCGACATCTAAGTCAAAATCCTCGGCTCCGAAAAATTTATTTAACCTTGTAATTGGAACATTCCTTTGTGCCATATTGATAAATATCTAATTTTGGATTATAATTAGTATAGTGCAAGAATCTGTTGACATTAAAAGTATCGAACAGAAAGCCCTACAGATATTAGAAGAGTATAAGGGCTCGAATAACTATATCCTAAAGTTAAAGCAGCAACACGCAGTTAATCAAAAGTTCATACCAACAAGGTCTCAGTGTGACTATATTATTAGTTTTAACCTAGTTGAACCAAAAGTTGCAAAAAAATGGGTTGAGATTGATTCATATTTTGCAAAAAAACTTGTTGATGACAATCCTTTTATCAAAGAGCCTGATAAGATTTATGTTGAAAAACTTCTTGTGGAGAAAGATAAGTCATATCATATTTGGGGAAAGATTTTTAGTGGTGAAACTGTTCACGATTTTTGGATTCCTAAAACGGCAATTCATAAAGCTAAGACAAGAACCGCTGAAGTGAAATGGGAAAAATATTCTCATCGACCTCCTCTAAATCATCAAAAAGAATGTATTATTAAACTTTTAGAAAATGATAAGTATATTGTGGCGGATGATATGGGTCTTGGAAAGACAACATCAACCGTAATCTCATCTATTGAAAGTGGGGCTAAAAAGATTTTAATTATTTGCCCTGCGACTTTAAAGATAAATTGGAAAAGAGAAATTGCTCTTTATACCAATGAATCTGTTTACATTGTTGAAGGTAAAAAATGGGAGGAAGGTCACAAATATTATATTATAAATTATGATATAATGAAAAACTTCCACGAACCTAAATCAAAAAACTCAGTGTTACTTAAAGAAAATTTTGATTTGGTCGTTATTGATGAAGCTCATTATATTTCAAACCCGCAGGCTCAAAGAACAAAAATTATAAATGACTTAGTTAGTAATTCTGAAAGACTTTGGTTGTTAACAGGAACTCCAATGACATCTCGTCCGATGAATTATTATAATCTTTTGAATCTTATTGAAAGTCCTGTGGCTGCAAATTGGATGGCGTATGCTATTAGATATTGTGGAGGATATCAGTTTTCAGTTGGAAGAAGAAAAGTTTGGAATGTTAACGGGGCAACAAATCTTGAGGAACTCAGAGACAGAACTTCAAGACACGTAATTCGCAGATTAAAAACTGAAGTATTAGACTTACCTGATAAAATCATTACCCCTCTTTATCAAAGATTAAGTTCAAGATTATACGAAGAACTTATGGGTGAATATTATGATTGGTACGTAAATAAAAAAGAAGAGTCAAAATCTTTAACAATTCAGTTTTCAAAACTCACAAAAGTTCGACAAGTTATTGCTGAAGAAAAAATTGCAACTACAATTGAGGTTGCCGAAAACATCATAGAACAAGGAAAGAAAGTAATCATATTCTCCAACTTTACTGAACCCCTTCAAAAAATCCACGAACATTTTAAAAAACAATCTGTATATTTGGATGGGTCAACATCAAAACCTGCAAGACAAAAAGCTGTGGATGATTTCCAAGAGAACGACAAAGTTAAAGTTTTTTGTGGTAATATTAAAGCTGCGGGTGTTGGTATTACATTAACCGCAGCTGAAGCTGTAATTATGAATGACCTATCATTTTTACCTTCAGACCACGCTCAAGCTGAAGACAGGTCTTATAGATACGGACAAAAAAATAATGTTCTTGTATATTACCCGATATTTGAAAATACAATTGAAGGCGCAATCTACGACATACTGTCAAGAAAGAAACAGATTATTGGTACTGTTATGGGAGATATTACTGAAACTGAATCCGACATTGTTGAACAAATCTTAAAAGAAATCAGTAATAGATGAGTATTTATTATTGATGAAAAGGCTTGAATTAATTTCAGAAAGTTTAATAAACCAAATTAATGGGGAAGAGCCCAACGAACTAAAGTTTTTTATAAATGAGGCAAAGACTATTGGTATAGATAGACTACCTTATTCGTATTCTGCAATTAGAAGATTCATTGACCCCGAAACAATGAAGATTCACTACAAAAGACATTACAAAACTTACGTTAAAAAATTAAACTCGGCTCTTAGGAAAAAAGATTACGGGGATGTTGAACTTGAGGAAATTGTAAGACAAATTTCTAAATACAACACAACAATAAGAAACAATGCTGGAGGAGCCTTTAACCATGCATTATTTTGGAAGATGTTGTCACCAAAACCACAAGTTCCGTCAGGAAAAGTTCTTGAAAAAATTAAATCTCAGTTTGGAACTTACAGAAATTTTAGAACAAAATTTGAACAAGCCGCAAAGTCAAGATTTGGCTCAGGATGGGTTTGGCTTGTGGCAAAAGAGAATGGAAGTTTAAAAATTATGACAACTCCAAATCAAGATAACCCACTTATGAATATTATTGACCAAGGTGGATTTCCTATTCTTGGACTTGATTTGTGGGAACACGCTTACTATCTAAAGTACCAAAACAAGAGAGATGAATATATTCAAAACTTTTGGGAAGTTGTAAACTGGCAATTTGTTAACGAATTATATAGTCAAAAAACAAAAGAAAAAAAATAATCTAATCCATTTTGATATTTATATATAAACTATCAACATGGCAGTCATTCCAGAACCTCAAAGAAGTGAACTTTATACTAAAGTACGTCACGTGCTTGGCGCTCCTCTTCGTTCTATTGAACTTGAGGACGAGCAACTTGATACCATATTAGAATTCTCAATTGGGGATTATTCTCAATATATTCAAGATTGGTTAATTGAGTCGCAATGGACTTCACTGTACAATTTAAATATGGATACAAATTCATTGGCCCAAGCTTTTATAACAAGAAGTTTTGACTACGAATCAAGATATCAATATTCATATTCAAAAATTGTAGGCCTCCAAAATAACGGACCTTGGGTTTTGAAAAAAGATTACATAACTTTGGAGCCAAATAAACAAGTTTACGAGATACCTGCTAACAGGGAAGTTAATGAACTTTTATGGTATACTCCTTCAGAACTTACTAATATTTTATTCGACCCATGGAGTTTCGGAGCCCTTGGTGGTTATGGAATGGGTGGTCCAGCGGGATATTCACAAATGGGATATACTGGTTCATATTTTATGATGCCGGCATTTGACATGTTACTTAGAATGCAAGAAATTAATATTCAAAGAAGAATTATTGCTGGAGACAAAACTTATAGAATTACCGCACTACCTGATGGAAAAAAGGCTATACATTTAATGCAAACACCGGGTGGAAGATTTGATTTTGGAAATTCATCTTTGATGAACGGTAATGTATGGTATTGGTATTATGATACAGAAGGAAAAGATAGGGATGCATGTTTAAGAGCAAATCCTGATATTATTAAATTACCTTCTGATGTACCACTTGATTCTATGTCGTGGACTGATTTAAATAATCCGTCACAACAATGGGTTAGAAGATATTTTATTGCGAGTTGTAAGGAAACATTATCTAAAGTTAGAGGAAAATATTCAGGAAATTTAAAGACTCCGGATTCAGAATTAACTATGGATTATCAGTCACTTGCAACTGAAGGTAAGGATGAAAAAACAAAGTTAATTGAAGAATTAATCGGGGCTGAAGGCAAACTTACAAGATTAAAACCTGAAAAAGTAATGGAAAGAGAAGCTTTGATTGCCGAAAATTTACAAAAACAATTGAAAACTAGAGCGTTCCCACGTAATATTTATGTAATCTAATGGCTGTACAACATTCAATACCAAGTCAAAGAATTATAAGAGGAAACGTAGTAAAGTCTTATGAGGTTAGTATTGTAACAGATAATATATACAAAACTAACGGGGAGTCTTTAATTGTTACAAAAACAAATGATACAAAAATACAATTAGATTCTTTCACTACTGACCATGTAATTATTAAATCTTTAACTAATACTAAAATAATTCCATTAATGGGTTTAATTGATGAAGAATATTCTGAAATTAATATTGGTAAGGGGGCAAGTGTTGAATTGTATTTTGCATTTGGTAATTGGTATGTAGTTTCTTCTGACGGAATCAAAGAGGAAGGATTATACTAAATCCTCCCATCCTTGTTCCGCAAGTTCATAGATATATTCAGGGTCAATACCTCTTTTTCCCCAATAAATTTTTTCTTGTTCTGTAATAGTCAAAAGGTCATCAATACTGTCTTGGTCACCTTCCTCAAACGGAACTCCATTAATCAATTTACATTGTTCCTTAGTAAAAATTCCTCTATCCTCAGGACTATCCACAAGAAGGTTATTTCTAACTTCTTCACCAAACACAATCAAAAGAGGCTCAATTCTTTTGTTAAATGTTACAATTGCTCTTGGAACATTATAATCCCCTAACATATCAGGATTGGATTCTACATCGCTTGGATTTAACCTATAACAATTAAGTTGGATATGTGAACCAAGAACAGGGTCTTTTCCATGTAAAGCTTTGTATTGTTCTTTCTCTTTCTTGGTCATTTTCTCATTGACCTTTTGTACGTCACCGTGAGAAGCCTTTAATCCGTTGTTAACATAAAATATCACATCCCCTAAGTTTACGGCAATACCATCACGAATTGCAAGTTCCATATGTGCCATTCTTGAGTTTTCATTTCCAGCCTTTGTCTTTTGTTTAGACCTTTTAACGTAATCGTCAATAGATAATTTAACTTTAGCCCTTTGAGCGACTTTCATAAGTGGAATTTGCTTATTATAAATCTTTTCCAAGTACTCATAATACCACTCCACAAATCCTTGACCATTACCCTCAAGTAATTGTTTAATACCTTTATCCAAAAAGTCTTCTATGTAAAGTGGGAGTTTCTTACTCTTAATTGAGTTACCTGTAAGTTTAATCTTTCCATTATGTTCCATTGTTGCATAGTTCTTACGAGCAATGTTCATACAGGATTTCCAAGTTCCATCACAATCGAGACCCATTGCCCCTTTCATAAACATATCGTTAAACTCGGCAACATCAGCATCATATCCTGTGTATTCCTTACCTTCTTTAACAAGCCAGTTATTACCCTTACCGATGTATTTTCTATCATCCACACCACCTTCAGGAAGTGAGAAGTTCATACCATCTGTATCACATACAAGTGGAGTATAACCTCGTTTCATAAAGAATCGTAACATCTGACGAAGATACTGTCGACCAGTACAAGTAATTTGTTCACCCATATACATATCACCCCAATGGTATACCTGAGGGGCAGATAGGGCTCCGAACATCGAGTTAATGAATATCTTAATTGGAAGTTGTTTTCTGTCAAATGACAAGGATTGTTTCTTATCAATAGACGCATATTCCTTTGCAAGGTTCTTATACTTGATACGAGTATTACGAAAATAGTTAAGCATTCCCTTCATTGCCCCTGTAATATCACAAGTTGGAAATATATCGTGAACAAGTTGAATTGATGGGTAAAGTGAAGAGAAGTCGAGCTTTAATACGTCTGTCGAGTAACCCACTTTAAGTAGTCGTGACAATCCTCCAA